TCCGAGATAAACCGCCTATAGTATGAATTAAACCAAGACCGTAAAAACCAAACCCCGGCAAAAACTTATAATGAACGAAATACTGTATCTTCTTACGCTTCTCATCTTCCTCTAAATAGTTGCGGCGGACAGACAATACCTGACCGTTGTCCTGAGAAATAGTAACAATGTAGGGAAGCTTGATACCAGTAGGCTCGTCAGACTCGTCGCGGTCCTCGTAACCCTCCAAATCCAAATCAACATGACACTCCAACAAAGTGCAGTCATAATCAATCTGAGAACTCTCCATGCCGTTAATACGGTCCATTTCAGTCCCAACAGAGTCCGAATCATGCTGAACCGGACTAACTGGAATGTCCAAATAAAACCCGCCGACCTGCATTTTGCGCAAATCGTTCAAACCCATTCGAACAACCTGAGTAATATTGGGACAAGTATCTAAGTCAGAAGTCTCATAAGGTACAACTAAATGCTCCGCCGGAACAAACTTACTAACAATCCGACCCATAGCCTCGTCAAAGTAAACCTTCTTAAACGTACTCCCCGCTAACGGTAAATAAAACAACATCTGATCCATGTCAGGAGTGTAATCCTCCATAACATTAGTCAGATAATAGTTCATAAACTGTCGAACACGCTGCGCTTGAGCCGCCTTCTCACGGTTGTCCGCACCCATAACCGCCGTCCGGACAGGACCCGAAGAAGGAAGTAACTCATTAAATGCCTGCGCCTGAAACTGAGTAGCAGCCTCGGCTAACAAAGGATGCGTAACACCGCTCGCACCGCGAAACGGCTGGCTGCGCTCCGAATAACTAAACCCCAATAACTCTAAGCCATTGGAATAAGTGTCCTCCCACTCCTGACGAGAAGCCTTGTTACTGTCAAACTCACTCGACAAATCACTGGAAATGCGAGCAAGCTCGTAGTCAGAAAGATACTCAGCTAAATTGTCGCCAAAACCACCCTCCATGTCACCAAGGTCCGAACTAGGGTCAAAGTCTACAGTGACATCCCCGTTCTCCTCCTCAATGATCTCTATCTCATCCCCAAGGTCCGTGAACAGCGGCTCGCTGCCAGAGTCAGGTATCTCTAACTCTATCTCCGCGCGTAAATCAGCGTCGTCCAACTGACTTGGAACACCGCTCGTATCCATTAATCCGCCAATAGCCATAAGGCCCTCCGTCAATAATATGCTCGCACCTTAACAGAATCTTCATCGTCTTGCCAATCATCTGTTGGTAATTGGACAAAATTACCCTGACGATACCTCATCAGAGCTTGGGTCATGCTGTCAACTAAATCATCGTGCTCGCCGTTAGGAAACGCCGCAACCTCCTCAATTAACTCATCTGCCCAAGGCTTTTCAGGGGCCCAAACCATGCCAGACTCTAGCATAGGACTAACCGCATGAACCCGGCTTACCTTGTCATTACCGCGACTAGGTGTGAAATTTACAACAGGAATACCAACGTTCCGTAGCTCCTGAGTCAAAGGTAAACCACTCGCCTTCGCCTCAATAATTACAGTGTCGGGGTCCCAAAACTTGTACTCCTCAAACGCAATAGCCTTCAATTCAGGAAAATCCCACCGACCCTTCTTACTATCCAACAATATCAGATTAGGACCCGAACCACCCTCGTTAGGATAAAATACACCCCAAGTCGTAATAGCACTAAAGTCACTCGTCTCACGCTTGGTAAACGCCGTGTCATAACTCTGGATCACATACTCCAACTGAGGAATAACGTCCCGCTCCCAACGACGCCACCAATCCCGGGGAATGATCGCGTTCTCCTCACCCGTAGGATTCTGCTGATACTGGGCGTTCCACTTGCTCGGAGGTATAGACGCGCGGACCGCGGTTAAATCCTCTAAACTCCAGTACTCAGGCCAACAAGGAGTCTCGTCCTCAAAAATAGCAGGTAACTCAACAACCTCCCACTGATCCGATAAAGGGTCCTTCGACATAGCCTTCAATAACTGACCCGTCATGTCCTTCTCAGACCAACGAGTCTGTACCAAAACTATAGAACCACCCGGCTGTAAACGCTGGCGGGGACCCCCAGTATACCAATCCCAAGCATCCTCAAAACCATGAGCACTCATCGCCGTCTGCTCAGAATGAGGGTCGTCAATGATAATTAAATCACCACCACGACCAGCCAAATTCGAACCAACACCAACAGCATAATACATACCACCAGCACTCGTGTCCCAACGACCACTCGCCTTACTGTCCGCAGCCAACTTAACGTCAGGAAAAACCTCCTTGTAACTGTCCATGTCCAAAAGGTTCTTAGTCTTCCGACCAAAGTTAACAGCCAACTCCGTCGTGTGAGTCGCCTGAATAATCTTCATACTCGGGTTCTTGCCCATCATCCAAGCAGGGAACAAAAACGAAGCAAACTCACTCTTCGTGTGCCGCGGAGCCATGTTGATAATCAAACGCTTTAGTTCGCCGCTCGCGACCCGCTCAAGCTTTTCCGCAATAATTTTGTGGTGTCTTCCAGCAATAAACTCCGGCCACTGGGACCTAACAAAGTCCAAAAAGTTTTCCTGACAACCCTCGTTCTTGGCGATTTGGGCGAGCCTCAATTGAAGCTTCAGGGCCTTCTCTTGCTGTGCGTGATTCAGGTTAACATTCATCGGGGGACCCTAGTTATTTATGGGATAATATACTGCTTTATAGGATAGTTATAGGCCAAACGAAATTTTATGTAAATATTTGAGAGAAACATGGCCCTAGCCCCCGACCCGGCAAACGTGGGCCGCGTCGCGCGGATCGCGTTTAATCGTTTAAAATCATGGTTTTATGACCCGATATCCGGGGGACCCGGGGGATTTTCCCCGGCCAATCGACCACGGATCGCGGACCGATAACTATTTATCCCGCAAGATTTTCTGCCAGCAGCGGACAAGAATTGCGGCCAGCTGGGGGAAAATTGCGGGTAAAAAATCTCGCTGCGCGCAAAATATCCCGCGAGCTCGGGCCAGCTGGACGATGAAAAGGGACATCGATGTCCGCCCAGGGATCGCGGGCCCGGTACGTTTGGCCCAGGTGCAAGGGGCGAGGCCCGCCTTGTTTAACTATTTTAGAGGATACCCGGCGCTGTGGTCGATCTCGTTAGATTGGATCGGGTAACCGGGCGATAAGATCGGCCAGAGAGCACGAAAAAGGCCCGCACAATGGCGGGCCAGATCGTCAATTGATAGGGGCGAGGCTTTAATCGTCGCCAATATCTCCGGCGATATGGTGGCGCAATATGGTGCGAGGTGCCAAGCTTTTAGCAAACCGGGTCACCTTGTCCGCGTCGCTTTCATCTTGCGCTTGATCGGCCGTGGCTTCCCAATGCAAAAGAACGTTGCCGCCGCTGGCATAGCATCCGCCCGGGTCGTCGGGATTAGCGGCTTTCCTTTTGTGCACCCCATGCGCTGTAAATCCTATGACATAGTCTCGGTCCAATCGGGCGCAAAGCGGATCGCCATTGCCACACTGGGCGCAACCGAACTGGGGCAGATATTCGGCCGGGCATCTAACAAACCTCGCGCCGTCGCTATCAACAGTTTTGCGGCCATTCCAAAAATCAACCGCGACAGTAACCACAACGGGGACATTTATGGCGCGGCTTTTGCGTCGGACATAAAGCGCGGCTTGGGCAATAGTTTTGCACGAGTAATTAATGACAGTGCGACCCGGTCCGTTTTTCTTAAACCAATGGATCGGCGCAAAATGGGAATAGGTAAAGGCGATCCCCTTAGTTGGGACGGCATCCGAAAGCGCGTTTAAATAGTCCAGATCGACCTTCGAAGCGCCACACCCCGAGGGGTTCAATTCGCAACTGGCCGGGCAAGTGCCGAATTTCTCTTGCGACCCGGCGCGATAAGTTACGGCCAGCCCTTTAGTCTTTTGGGCGCGGCTTGTTTCTACAGTCTTTAACATTGTGCATTCTCCAATATATGCGGTTTGTCCCATATTATAAAACGAAAAAGGCCCGCCAATCAATAGGGCGGGCCAATATTAATTTTTTAGAAGTTTTTAGCTGTGCGGGTATCCGTCCGCTTCAATGCCAATATACATTCCACACCATTTGACCATCACGCTATCATCAAAGGTCGTCTCAATAACCGTCCGACGGAAGGCAAGAAAAGAAATGTCGCGAGTGCTACCGTGCTCGTGCTGGCCGTCGATCCACTTGCGGTGCAAGGTTTGGGCCTGTGGTTTAGTAAGCCGCATCTCTAAACCTCCAACTTAACTGTAGCATCGCGGACAATGTCGCGGACAATGTCGGCGATTTCAGCCTTGTGGTCATACATATCAAAGCTAACCGCGTCGGATATATCGTCGCTGTGGTCGCTGGCATCAAAACCATCGCGGGCCATTTCCTGTATTTCGCTTTCATAAGCGCCAATGTCAAAATCCACCATTGCATCCTTTACGGCAGTGTCGATTTGATCGGCAAACAGATCAGAAAACTTTGACTTAAAGCGATTAGCGTCGGCCAGTTCTGCCTGTAACCGATCACGTTCTGCGATAAGGTCAATTGCCGCCTTTTGAGCAGCGGCCAAATCCGCCTGCGCTTGGTCTTTATCAACCACCATAGCATCAACAAAGTTGCCGCGTGTAATAGGCATATTTTCAATTGGGTTTGTCATGGTACATTCTCCAAAATGTAAAGTTGTCGGACGGAAGCCGCCCGATATAAGGGTTGTCGCATACAAATTTCTAAAGATCAAACAAAAAAAGGCCCGCGCAATGGCGGGCCTCGATGGTCGATATCAGGAAGGTCTAGGCGGCTACACGTTCAATCCTTTTTCAGTCTCCACTATCTTGAGGGTTGTAAACTCAGCCAAGCCCTCCCGCCAGTCAGTCTCATCATAATCCTCCCAATCTGGATTTCGATCCGTGTTAATATACTCTAAAATCATTGGGAGGGTCATGCTGTAACGGTCGCCCGAGACGCCCTCGCTATCCACTAATGTGTAAACCACTTTTAAATTCTCCAATTAGGCGGCTACGCGCTGCCAATCGCGGGCGGACATATTGAGCAGCTGCCCGCCGCGTTGCTGCCATGTGTCAACGTCATCAATATCGGCGCGGTGGGATACCGCAGTAACCGCGTTGACAAGTGTTGCGCGGGAAAGCGGGCGGCTGTTTTCATAACCAGCTTGACCGATGGTCGCCATGAGGCCATTCAAAACGTCGCTGTTTTCTTTTTTAGTCAGCTGCATCACGCGGCCAAGATTGTTGACAACGTCGGTCACATCGGTGGCCTCGCCTTCGATCACATCGGCCGCAGCGTCGCGCATCTGCTGGCATATATCGTCAAAGGTTTCGCGGCTGGAATAGTGACCGACCAAGTCGCGCAATTTCAATTCAAGCGCCCGGTTGTCCGCGTTTTTTGCATCATCGGACAGAAGGCCCCAATCGTCGCCATCGCGGGCGGATGTGATGTGGCTTGACCGGGTTTTGTTTTGGGTTTG